CTATTGGCTAAAGCCGTTATTAAAATTGATGGTGGTAGGTCAAGGAATCAAGAAGATGACCTGTTAATCGCAGAGGCGATGGCTTGGGTAGAGTCGTTTTCTAACTTTATAGACGATGAAGAGATGACCGAGCATTAATTATTTTAAGTAGGGAAAAGAAAATGGCAGGCACTAAAGGTAACAGTGGTCGCAAGAAGGGCGTACCCAATAAGCGCACTCAGTCGGTCATTGATCAATTGGTTTCACTAGACTGCGATCCAATTGAAGGGATGGCTAAGATAGCTAGTAAAGCGATGGATGAGGGTGAGTTAATACTTGCAGGGTCCATGTATAAAGAGCTTGCCCAGTATGTAGCACCTAAGCGCAAGTCTATTGAAGTGTCAGGTGAGATGGAGCTTGATGTGGTCCAAGACGTTATGGTCGGCTTTAGGGATGTGCCCCTTGATTGAGACTGAACTACCTTCAGTGTTTAAAGCCTTTGCAACTGAGAAACATAGATACCGCATAGCGCATGGTGGAAGGGGTAGTGGAAAATCTTGGGCCATAGCCCAACTTCTAATCATAGAAGCATACTCAAAAAAGACTAGGATACTATGTGCCCGTGAGATTCAACGCTCAGTAGCTGACTCAGTATTGCAGTTGCTTGCAGATACTATCACCCGTCTAGGCATGGATGATTTCTTTGAGGTTCAAAAAACTCAGATACTAGGGAAGAATGGCTCACGCTTTATATTTGAGGGTTTGCGGTCCAACGTCAACAAGATTAAGTCTATGGAGGGTATTGATCGCGTATGGTGCGAAGAGGCTGAGGGCATAACCCGTGGATCTTGGGAAACTCTAATTCCCACTATACGCAAGCAAGGGTCACAGATTTGGGTCAGTTTTAACCCTATGCGCCAGCACGATGACACATATCAAAGGTTTGTTATATCACCACCGCCCGATTCAATCGTGGTTGAGTGTAATTGGAGTGACAACCCTTGGTTCCCAACTGAGCTAAACAAGGAACGACTCCACTTACTTGAGACTGACCCTGACCTTTACCAGCACATTTGGATGGGACAGTGCATGACCGCTCACAAGGGGGCTTACTATGCCGAGCAAATGAGGCAAGCCAAGACTGAGGGCCGCATTACAAACGTCCCTTGGGAGCAAGCTGTGCCTGTTCAGACATGGTGGGATCTAGGAGTGGCAGACTCAACGTCCATATGGTTTACCCAATCGGTAGGTAAAGAGATCCGCGTCATTGACTACGAAGAACATTCTGGGGAGGGGCTGGCATTCTATGTAAAGCTGCTGCGTGAAAAGCCATACATTTATGACGAGCATTGGGGTCCACATGACATCAGAGTAAGAGAGCTAGGCACAGGTCGGTCCAGGTTAGAGCAGGCTGGGGAGATGGGCTTGCACTTTAATGTGGTAAAGAACATTCCGATCATGGATGGCATTCAGGCAGCACGATCATTGTTTAACCGCTGCTGGTTTGATGAGCAGAAGTGTCGGCTAGGACTTGATTGCCTAGCTACATACCACAAAGAGTATGACGAGATTAACCAGGTTTATAAGTCACGACCTGTTCACGACTTCTCTAGTCATGGTGCTGATGCCTGGCGTTACTTTGCCGTAGGTTGGAATGAACCTCAATCGACTATGCCTAAAGTAGTCGGTTCAATCTAATAACCGCATAGTAATGGTCCAAGCTTCAACTATTACGTTATTTAAAATCGTTAGGGTACATCGCTATGAAAGGGCCAAGAGCTAGAAAGAGATCAGGTTCAAGAACATACAACGCAACGCCCAAAGCTAAAGCTAAGGCTAAAGCCACAGCTAGGGCAGCACAGCCTAAGACTTACAGCAATAGTAATGATAATTATCGTTATCAGCAGCAAGCAGCACCGACCCAGCCTGCTGTTGTAACTACACCTGTGGCTGTTAAGAAAAAAATTGTTCTTCCAACAGTAGAGGAACTCCAGGCTACAACTAAAGCAGAAGTTCAATCGGTAATTGAATCTCAAGCTACTACTAAGCAGCTTCAAGCAAAATATCCATCTAAAATTAATCCATTTGGTGGTGCGGCAATGGCAAGCATCATGTCGATAGCAGATCCATCAACACGGAGCAAGTCATTACTTACGGGGTATCAGAACACCACAACCTCTAGGGACAACTTTGATAAATCGATCTATGACAAAGAAGCAGCGGTTGGAAGAGACTCATTAATCCGTGGTGATAAGTATCGTAATGACGAGGTGAGCTACAACCAGGCGTACTGGGCATCGCGATTAGAGTCTGGCAAGGCTGCTGGTAATAAGAATATTCAAGCAGAGATGGCAGCAGAGCAAAAGGCTTTAGGCAGTAAGAAAACCTACTCAGGTGACCGAGCTATTACCCAGCAAGATCAGCAAAAAAGTAAATACATACTTGATGTTCTAGGTAAGTCTGGCATCAAGCCTACAGTGACATCTGAAACGTCAGGGTTGTTTGACGAAATGACCACGACCAAAAGTTCCTACGACATTGGCACTGGCAAACCAATGACCACAACTAACCAGACATACTCACCTGTAATTAAAGGTTTTCGCCTTGGCGATGATGTGACTAAAACATTCGTGAATGGCGTGGCTACTTATACAAAGAAAGGTGAGGGTAAAAGAACCACTTCAGAATTAGGTTCGCTAAAGCAGCGTTCACAATCCTCTCCTGACGCTGTTAAAGAAATGGCAGACATTGATAACCAGATTAAGACCGAGACTGACCCTGCTAAATTAAAAGCATTGCACAAGCGAAGACTAATGCTAATGCGTATGAATCGAACCAATACTAGATTCGCTGGCCTACTTGGCGAAGCTGACACCAAACGAACAAACCTGATGAGTATTTCATAATGTATGAAGATAAGCCTGGCAAGCAAGTAGAGCCAAATGTGTCACCTATTGCGTTACTAAAACGCTATGACCGACTGCGATCTGATCGCACTAACTGGGACACGCTTTGGGAAGAACTGGCTACGTTCCTGATGCCAGGCAAAGCAGACTTTATTACAACGGCTACTAGAGGCACTAAACGCGCTGCTGAGGTGTATGACTCTACGGGTATCCATGCGCTACAGATACTATCAGCCTCTCTGCACGGGTCACTTACAAGCCCTTCCACCAAATGGTTTGGCTTACGCTTCCGTGAAGACGATCTTAACGAAGACAAAGACGCTAAAGATTGGCTTGAGAAGTGTAGTAAAAGTATGTTTCAAGAACTAGGTAAGTGTAATTTCAGCACTGAGGTTGCCGAGTGCTACCAAGACCTGGTTGGATTTGGAACGTCTGCTTTACAGTTTGATGTGAAGACTAAAGACGCACAGTTCGATGGCTTTAATTTTAGGGCGTGTCACCTTGCTGAAGTGGTTATTGCTGAGAGTGAAGATGGACGCATTGACACTGTCTTCCGTAAGTTAAAACTCACTGCAAGGCAAGCGCACCAGAAGTTTGGCGATGCCTGTGGAGAGAAGTCCATGAAAGCCTTAGAGACTGACCCTGATAAAGTGTTTGAATATGTCCAGGCTGTGTTTCCCCGTGAATTAAAAGGTGAGCCTGCGATGGTTGCACCCCCTCATCAACGGCCCTTTGCCTGCTACTTTATTAGCGTGGCTGACAAAAAGATTTGCAAAGAAAGTGGATATTATGAGCTTCCGTTTATGGTCCCTCGCTGGGCTAAAACTACAGGTGACATCTACGGATTTGGACCTGGCTGTGTAGCACGGGCTGACATCAAGACCCTCAACTCTGCTCGTAAGTTGGCTATGAAAGCCTGGGAGAAGTCAATTGATCCTCCACTCAAGGCCATGCAAAACGGAATCTTGGGTAAGATAGATATGCGTCCAAGTACAGTAACTTATGTTCGTGACATGAATAACCTAGAGCCTATTGTTAACGCCACTAACTGGAATGCTGACCAACTAATGCTTGGTGATGTGCGTGGTTCAGTAAGGCGTATCTTCTTTAGTGACCAGCTTGAGCTAAACGAAGGTCCACAAATGACAGCAACCGAGGTGCAAGTTCGTTATGAGCTAATGCAAAGGCTGCTTGGGCCTACCCTTGGCCGTCTTCAATCTGAGTTCCTAAACCCAATAGTTGAACGTGCGTTTTACTCTATGTTGCGCGGTAATGCTCTGCCAGAAATGCCAGATATACTACAACAGCAAGGCTCTGACCTTGACATCGAATACGTTGGACCATTGGCCCGTAGCCAGAAAATGGAAGAAGTGACCAGTATTCAACGTGCAGTAGACGGCATTATGCAATTAGCCCAGGTTAATCCAGAAGTATTGGATATTGTAAATGTTGATAAGGCCGCTCGTACTATCTCAGACCGATTAGGTGCGCCAGCAGATATATTGTTAGGCGATGAGCAAGTAGTGGAGTTACGTCAAGCACGACAGCAGCAACAGCAGGCACAGGCTGAAATGGAGCAAGGTCAGCAGGAGCTTGCAGGGGCGCAACAGGTAGCGGATTTGGAGCAGACAGTTAATGGACCAGTTCAGTAAAGACATACGGGAATTATTTAGCACTAAAACAGGTCAGCGAATGCTGGCTAATATGAAGTTGTCTTATGGTGATCGAATTTCGTTTACTAAAGATGCGTGTGAAACGGCTTTCCGCGAAGGTCAGCGTAGCATTTACTTAGAAATCGCGGATGTAGTGGAGAAAAAACATGAGTGAAGAAGCAACAACAGAATCATGGCATTCTGGCTTGTCAGATGAGTACCGAGGCAATGAGTCACTATCACAGATCCCTGACTTGAATACTCTGGCTAAGAGTTACTTAGATGCACAGCAATATGCTGGCGGCTCAATACGGATACCTGGTGAGGACGCAAGCACAGACGATTGGACAGCTTTTAATGCCAAGCTAACCGATAAGGTTCCTAGCTTATTAAACCTTCCCAGCGATGAGCAAGAGGCCCGTAATGCGATGTATGCGCGTCTTGGTCGTCCAGATACAAAAGATGGCTACAAAGTTGAGGGGGCAGATCCTGACTTTTTAGAATGGGCGCATGACAACGGGCTATCGAATGCCCAAGTTAAGGCATGGCAAGAAAATACCCAAGGCCAATCCACTCAAGACAAAGAAGACAGCGATGCTGAGATGCAAGCTGCCAATGATCTGCTTAAAAAAGAATGGGGGCATGCTTATGACACGAAGTTAGCTCAAGCCAAGAATGCGGTGTTGGCCTATGCGGATTCAGAAACCCAGCAGTTCCTATTAGACAGTGGATTAGCCAACAACCCTGGCATGATTCGTTTGATGGCTGGCATAGGGGCAACTTTGACCGAAGAGCAGTCAGCAGGCATTGAGTCTAGTGCCCGATTTAATCTGTCACCCACTGAGGCTATGGATCGAATTGGTGAGGTTAGGCGCAACATGGAACACCCTTACAACATTGCTAATCACCCTCAGCACAGGGCCGAATTAGAGAAGATGGAGCGTCTGTATTCGCAGGCATATCCAGAAGAAGGTTAATTCTAATAACCGCATAGGAAAGTAAGAACATCTAATCACAGGGTAGCTAATTCTTAGTCCTGCGGTTAGATGAGCCGTATCTCATATCTCGTTAACGCAAGCGTTATTGCCAGTTAAGAGTCCGTAAAAGGGTAGCTCAAAACGCCAATTTCAATTGCCAATTTCGGAGAATGAATCATGGCTAATACAATCGCAAAAGCGTTTGTCCAACAGTTTCAGGACAACCTTATACACCTAGCGCAACAGAAAGGCTCACGCCTACGCGCATCAGTAACAGAACAGTCAGTTACGGGCGAGAAATTTAACTTTGAACGCTTAGGTAATGTCGCTGCTGTCGTGAAATCCTCACGCCACACGAATACGCCAGTGCTTGAAGTACCGCACTCGCGCAGGACTGCGACAATGACCGATTACCACTGGGCCGACCTCATCGATGACGAGGACAAGGTTCGTATGTTAATCAGTCCAGAAAGCAATTATGCCAAATCAGGCGCTAACTCAATGGCCCGTGCATTCGATGACCTAATAATCGCTGCTGCCACTGGTAACGCTGTCGATGGTTCTGGCACAAACGTAGCTTTGCCTGCTGGGCAGAAAATTGCTCACGGCTCTGCTGGCTTAACTCTTGCTAAATTGATCTCTACTAAAGAGATTTTAGACGGCAACGAAGTAGACGAAGAAGAGCGTTTCTTTGTACTAGGCTCACAGCAAGTGTCTAACTTGTT